TTTCTGGAATATGCAAAGAGTTTAATATAACGGTTTACTCAAATGAGAAGAACGTATTTACTTTTGACCCGTTGCCTGTTTGGTACGGAAGGGGAATTATTAGAGATATAACACAATTTACTGATGTTACAAGCATTGAAGTTGAAAGAATGAAGTTGTACAAGTCAATCGAGTTTAAATACCAAGATAGTGAAAGTTTAATGAATAAAGCATTTTTAGAGAATCCTTTGAATATAGATGCACACGGATATGGAAATGCAAAAATAGGTTGGAACTATGACGGTGGCGAATACAAAATAGAAAGTCCATTTGAGAATTTACTACATAATAATTTTGGAAACAATTTGCAAGTAGGTTATTGCTTAAATAAAGAGTTAGCTTCATACATACCTAAACCTTGCTTATTGTATATGAACCAATTAACAACGATAACAGGCACACCTTTACATTGGGACGGCGGAAGTCCACATATACCAGAATACGTTCCATTTGGACAAGACACAAATATATTAAATTCATTAGGTGGTTTTTTTCCTGTTACATTAAATTTTGGCGAAGAAATTTCAAGTTTTTATTTAGTAAACAATCCGAATACACTTTATAAAATTTACTATTCTAACTATTTAGAAAATTTATATAACTATAAAAATAGATTAGTAAAAGTTAAAACGATACTTCCTGTTTCTTTACTTACACAACTTCAGTTAAACGACCGACTTGTTATAAGAGATAAACGTTATTTAATAAATGAAATGCAAAGCGACTTAACAACAGGTGATGTTAACTTTTCTTTGATTAGTGATTTTGAAGAAGTAAAACCAATTAAGTACGAAATTAGTCCAGTAGGAACAGGAAGCAATCACAAAATGGCAATTTATTTTAGCACAGGAGTTTATGAAGTAAGAATTTCAAAAAGCGCAAATGCAAGTAATGTTACTTTGTCAAGCGTATTATTCACAAGTGAAGGTTTTCTAATAATAGGAGTTCCTGCAAACGCAGCAAGAACAATTACAATAAGTTTAACAAGTAACTACACCAACGGAAACACGGACACAAGTTATATAATAATAGAACAACAATGATAAACAAAATAATAGAAATGCTTTTACTCAGTGATTTTTACGGAGAAAGTGAAAACATCGACATCGCAAAAGGTAAATATAAATTTACTACTTCCATAAAAGAACAATGGAAACAAGCACAACGCAAAAGGTTAATAGAAAAAAAACTAAAGAATAATGGCTGAAAAAAAAGTAATTGAATTAGAAGTAAATTCTAATTTAGGCAATTTAAAACAACAACTTAAACAAGCACAAGGTGACGTTCAATATTTATCGCAAGATTTTGTAAAAACTTCCAATAGTGTTAAAGATGCTACAAAAAAAACAGAGTTATTAAACGACTCTGTTAAGTCAATTAAAGACACAACAAGCGGTGCAGAAAATGGTTTTAAAAAAATAAAAACAGCAGCCGTTGGAGTTGGAACTGCATTAAAAGCCGCAGGAATTGGTTTAATAATTTCATCGTTTGTAGCATTAAAAAGTGCGTTTGAACAAAACCAAGAAGTAGCAACAACGTTTTCCGCAGTAATGGAAACTATTAGTATTGTTTTCAATAAGACGGTAGGGGCAGTTATTTCAGCAGCAAAAGCATCATATGAAGCAACAGGTGGATTTAACGCTCTTGCAAAAGTAATGGGTGGTTTACTAAACATTGTGCTTGCTCCGTTAAAGCTTACATTTTTTAGTTTAAAATTAGGTATTCAAGAATTACAAATTGCTTGGGAAAAATCATTTTTTGGTGATAAAGACCCTAAAGTAATTAAAGAACTTCGTAAAAATATTAAGGCAACAGAAAAAGATATTGTTGATATTGGAAAAAATGTTGTAAAATCTGGCAAAGACATTTACAATAATTTTGGTGAAGCAATAGGTGAAGTTGTTGATTTAGGAAAACGTGGTATTGAAGAAGTAAGTAAGATTAGTATAAGTGCAGCATACGCACAAGGTAAAGCATTAGTAAACGCAAAGAACAATGCTGCGATTGCAGCTGCTCAACAAAGTTTATTAATTGAGAAGTACGATATGCAAGCGGAAAAATTACGTCAAATAAGAGATGAAGAACGTAATTCTATAACAGAACGAATAAAAGCAAATAATGATTTAAAATCGGTTCTTGACAATCAAGAAAAAGCTATGTTAGCACAAGCTGCGTTACAAGTTCAAGCTGCTCAATTAGAATATAACAAAGCAAAAACAACAGAAAATCAAGTTGCTTTATTAGATGCACAAGCAAATAAAGTTGGAGTATTAGCACAAATAGAAGGTTTACGCTCTGAACAGTTAGCAAATGACCTTGCGTTACAACGTGAAGCTGACGAGTTAACAAAAACACGAACTGAATCAGAAGTAACTTTAGCAATTGAAAGAGAAAAAGCTACAAATGAATTAATTAAAGACGAAGAAAAGAAACTACAGGCTCAAATCAATACTGCAAACAAAGAAAAAGAATTACAACTTTCAAGACTTCAAGAACAAATAGACGTATATAAATTAGGTACTCAAGGAAGGTTAGACGCTGAAATTGCATATAACGAAGCAAAGCAAGAAATTGATTTACAAATTATGTCTTATGAAGACCAATTAGCAGTCAAGAAATTAGAAAATGAAAAAACAGCATCCGAAAAATCAATACAATTAGCAAAAGAAGAAAAAGAAAAAAAAGCCGCTCTTTTACAACAACAATTAGATTTAGTCAAAGGAAGTTTTCAAGCATTTGCAGACGTAGCAACTTTGTTTGCAGGTAAAAATAAGAAGGCACAAAAAACAGCGTTTAATATACAGAAGGCTGCAAATATTGCTTCTGCAACAATTGATACTTATACGGCGGCAACTGCGGCATTTAAGTCAGCGGCAGGCATTCCAGTAGTAGGTGCTGTACTTGCACCAATAGCCGCTGCAGGTGCTGTTGCAGCAGGTTTAATGAATATTAAGAAAATAGCGGCATCAAAGTTTGAAGGGGGAGAAACACCAAGTACAGGCGGTGGTGGTGGTGGTGGTGGCGGTGCAACAGTACCAACAATGAGCGCACCACAATTTAATGTTGTAGGACAAAGCGGAGTTAATCAGTTAGCAAGTTTAGGACAACAACCAATACAAGCTTACGTTGTTTCAGGGCAAGTAACTTCACAACAGGCGTTAGATAGAAACAGGTTAGCAAACGCAACTTTAGGCGGTTAGAAAATACAACAAACAAACAATAATTAAATTAATATATTATGTATAGAATAGTTGAATTAATAATTGACGAAAAAGACGAGACAAGCGGAATAGACGCAGTTTCAGTAGTGTCAAGTCCTGCAATCGAAAGCGACTTTATAGCACTAAAAAAACACGAAATAGAGTTAAAAGAAGTTGATGCTGAAAAGCGTATTTTAATGGGTGCAGCGTTAATTCCTAATAAACAAATTTACCGCAAGAACGACAAGAACGAAGAATACTATATTTACTTTTCTGAAGAAACTGTAAGAAAAGCAAGTGAATTGTTTTTTATGAATAGCAACCAGAACAACGCAACTTTAGAACATAAACAAAAGTTAGACGGAATGTCGGTTGTTGAAAGTTGGATTACAGAAGGAAAAAACGACAAAAGCACGAACTACGGATTTAATTTTCCAAAAGGTACTTGGGTAATTTCTATGAAAGTAAACAACGATGAAATTTGGAACAAAGTAAAATTAGGTGAAGTAAAAGGATTTTCTATTGAAGGTTATTTTGCAGACAAATACGAAATGAGTTTAGTAAATGACGAGCAAATTTTAATGGACAAAATCAAAGAAATTATTTTAAATGGCGAAGCAAACTAACGTTAAAGTTCATCTTAAAAAACCGAAAGTTAAACGTGCAGGAGTACACGCAAAAACACGAAATAGCAAATTAAAGTCAAGTAAAAATTACGTTAAAACTTATACACGACAAGGACGTTAAGTTTGAAAATACAACAAATAATAAACAATTAAATTATACATATATGAACACACTACAAAACGTTTACAACAAGTTATCCGACAAAACGGAGTTAGCAAAACACGAAGTTAATTTAAACATTATTGATGACTTTCAAAAAGAAAGGGGTGAATTATTAAGAAAAAATGACGTTGATAATCAAATAGCAAAACTATCTGCTATAACTGATTCAAAAATTGCTTCTTTTACAAGATTATTAGAAAGGCAGACTATTGTTTTAAAGCAAATAACTGATTTAGGATTAACTGATGTTGCTAATGAATTAAAGAAATATATGGCTTTAAATGTTGAAACCATAAAAATAAGTCAAAGAACCTTATCAATTTTACAAAGCATAAAAAAATAAAATATGAAAACAAGCGTAATTAATCAAATCAAAACACTTTTAGGAATGGAAGTGAAATTGGAAACAATGAAATTAATGGACGGAATAACAATTTTTGAAGCTGATGCTTTTGAAACTGACAAAGAAGTTTTTATTGTAACTGAAGACGAACAAAAAATTCCTGTACCAATCGGAGAATATGAGTTAGAAGACGGACGTATTTTAGTAGTAGAAGTTGAAGGAATTATTTTAGAAATAAAAGAAGTTGCAACTGAAGAAGAAGTTGTTGAAGAAGCTCCAGTAGTAGAAGAAGAAGTTGAAGCACAAGCAACACCAACAGCAAAGAAAACAATTGAAAGCGTAGTTAAAGAAACGTTCTTTGCAGAAATAGAACAATTAAAAACAGAAAATATAGAGTTAAAAGCACAATTAGAAAAGTTGTCTAAAGTTGACGAAGTTGCAACAGAAGTAACCGAACTTGCAGACGTAAAGCCAATTGCGTTTAACCCTGAAAACACGAATGAAGTTGAACACTTCCAATATGGTTCAAAGAGACCACGCACAACAATGGACTCAATTTTAGAAAAAATAAGTAATTTAAAATAAGTATTAACAATTTAAAAAAATTAAAAAATGGCATTAGTAACAACAGGTACAACTTACGCAGGAGAATTTGCCGGTAAGTATATCGCAGCAGCTTTATTAAGCGCACCAACATTAGAGCAAGGTGGAGTAACAATACTTCCAAACGTTGCTTACAAACAAGTAATTCAAAAAGTAGCAACAGGTTCAATCGTAGTTGATGCTTCTTGTGCATTTACAAACACAGGAGACGTAACACTTACTGAAAGCGTTTTAACTACAAAAGAACTTCAAGTAAACCTTGAACTTTGTAAAAAAGATTTATTCCAAACTTGGCAAACTGCCGAAATGGGTTATAGTGGTTTTAGAACTTTACCTAAAACGTTTTCTGATTTCTTAATTGCACACGTTGCTGAAAAAGTAGCAGCTGCAACAGAAACTGCAATATGGAGCGGAACTGCAACAAGTGGTTCTTATTTAGGTTTAAAAGCAAAATTAATCGCAGCAGGTGCGCCATTTGTAGGTACACCATTAACAGGCGCAGCTTTAACAAGTGCAGTTGTAATAGGTGAAATGGGTAGATTAGTAGATTTAATTCCTGCGTCACTTTACGGAAAAGAAGGACTAAGAATTTATGTATCTCAAAAGATTGCTAAATTGTACGTTCGCGCATTGGGTGGATTTGGAGCAAGTGGATTAGGAGCAAACGGAGTTAACGCACAAGGTACACAATGGTACACAAATGGTTCACTTTCGTTTGACGGAATTCCAATTTTTATGGCTAACGGACTTGGAGCAGACAATATGATTGCAACAACTGTAGACAACCTTTATTTTGGCTGTGGTTTATTAAACGACCAAAACGAAGTTAAAGTTATTGATATGGCAGACATTGATGGTTCACAAAATGTACGTGTAGTTTTACGTTACAATGCAGGAGTTGAAATTGGTTTTGCTTCAGACGCAGTAACTTACGGAGCGTAATATTAAATAAAAAGCGTAGGCAACTGCGCTTTATTTTATTCATAATTTAAAAACAAAACGAAATGGCTTGTCTTTTAACAAAATCAAGGGCTGAAGTTTGCAAAGAGTTTGTAGGCGGTATAAAAAGTATTTACTTTATAAACTATAGCGACTCTACTCCGTTAGTTCCAACTTATAGCGCAACCGCAGGAGCAGAAGATAGTATTGCTACTATTACAGGAGTAACATCACTTTATAAATACGATTTAAAAGGTGCAAATTCTTTTGAGCAAACAATAACAAGTTCAAGAGAAAACGGAACTACTTTTGTAGAACAAACTTTAACTTTTACAATTAAAGGTTTAGACGCTGTTGCTACAAAGCAAATGAAATTACTTGCTTGGGGAAGACCACACGTAGTAATTAGAACCAATGCTAATAATTTCTTTATAGCAGGTTTATTTAATGGAATGGATGTAACAACAGGAACTATTTCCAACGGTACTGCAATGGGTGATTTAAACGGATATACAATGACACTTGTAGGACAAGAGAATATTCCTGCAAATCACTTAAACGTTGCTCAAACATTAGGTAATCCATCTACAGACGCTCAATTATTAACAGTCTTTACAGGAGCATCAATCGTTCCTTACTAAAATTAAAAAAATTATTTTTAAAGCCGTTCGTAAGTTCGGCTTTTTTTTTGTCTTAAAAAAAGAACAAAAACACGAATATTTAATTATACTAATATGATAGTATTAACACCTTCAGGAAGTTCGCAGACGTTTAGTTTTATTCCACGTGACAATACGTTTAATGTTATGGAACTTACAGACGAACAAACAAACGTAACAACACCTGTAGCGATTACTTCAAGAACTGTTGGAGACTACATTTATACAATTACAGCAACCTTTGGTTTAGTAGAAGGACATTTTTACAATTTAGTTTTAAGAGTAGGTACAACCATTATATTTAAAGACCGTGTTTTTTGCACGGCACAACCATTAGTTACATTTTCGGTTAACAATAACCAATATGTAAGTAATACAACAACAAATGATTTTATAGTATATGAATAATTTACACGTTTTAAATTTGTCGGCTTATACGTCACCTGTTATTTCGGAAACAAACCGAGAAAATTGGGTTGACTTTTTAACTGAAGACGGAGACCAATACTTTCAATTCTTAATTGAGAGATATTCTAATTCAACAACGAATAACGCTATTATAAACAACGTAGCACGATTAATATACGGAAAAGGTTTAAGCGCATTAGACGCTAATAAAAAGCCGAATGAGTACGCGCAAATGATGTCTTTATTTCACAAAGAAGACGTTAGAAAAATGGTTCTTGATAGGAAAATGTTTGGACAATTTGCTATTCAAGTACACTACAACGACAAGCACGACAAAATATTAAAAGCATATCATATTCCTGTTAACCTTTTAAGAGCTGAAAAATGCGACAAAGACGGAAACATAACAGGTTATTATTATTCGGACAATTGGGACGATACTAAAAAGTTTGCACCAATTAGGTTTAACGCTTTTGGATATAGCAAAGACAAAATAGAAATACTTTATTCAAAACCATATTCAGTTGGAATGAAATATTACGCTTATCCTGACTATCAAGGTGCTGTTCCTTATACACTTTTAGAAGAAGAAGTTGCAGACTACTTAATTAACGAAGTACAAAACGGATTTAGCGGTACTAAAGTTGTAAATTTTAATAACGGAATACCAACGGACGAACAGCAAAGTATTATTTCAAATAAAGTTTTAAGCAAGTTAACAGGTTCACGCGGACAAAAAGTAATTGTAGCTTTTAACAACAACGCTGAAAGTAAAACAACAGTTGACGATATACCGTTAAATGACGCGGCAGACCAGTACACGTATTTAAGCGAAGAATGTTTACGCAAGATTATGTTAGGACACAACATAACTTCACCTTTATTATTTGGAGTTGCTTCAACAAATGGCTTTTCAAGTAACGCAGAAGAACTTAAAAATTCAAGCATACTTTTTGACAATATGGTTATAAGACCGTTTCAAGAAGAATTATTAGACGCTTTTGATAGCATATTAGCTTACAACGGAGTTGCTTTAAAGTTATTCTTTAAGACTTTACAACCACTTGAGTTTACGGACTTGGAAAACACGCAGAACGAAGAACAAGTTGCTGAAGAAACAGGAACGGAATTAAGCGCACACACAAATCCTTTAATTGATTTAGGCGAAGAACCACAAGACAATTGGTTATTAATAGACGAAAAAGAAGTTGACTACGACACAGATGACGAAGAAAACGAGTTGTTGAGTAAAGAACCAAAACAAAGTTTATTAAACAAAATTGTAAACTTGGTTAGTACAGGAGAAGCAAGACCAAACATAACAAGTAGACAAGACAAAACTATTGACGGAGTAAAGTTTGTTGTTCGTTATAAATACGAAGGCGAAGTAACGGACAATCCACGTGAATTTTGTACACAAATGGTAAAAGCAAATAAAATCTATAGAAAAGAAGATATTTTAAATATGAGTACACAAGTTGTTAACGCAGGTTGGGGTGCAAAAGGTGCTGACACGTATTCTATTTGGTTATACAAAGGCGGTGGAAATTGTCATCACCGTTGGAACAAACAAGTTTATGCAGTCTTTGAAGGAACAGGATTAAACATAACCGCAAACACGAAAAAATTAGCACAAGCAAAAGCCGCTAAATTTGGTTATGTAGTTACTAATCCAAGTTTAGTTGCACAACGTCCAATTGATATGCCTAACAAAGGGTTTTTACCTACAAATAAAAAAGAGAATTAATGGCAGACGCACTTTTAGTCACAAGACAAGATTTAGTTAAATTTACTTCGTTAAACGGAAACGTAGACACGGACAATTTTATACAATACATCAAGATTGCACAAGATACAGACTTGCAAAATTTCACCGGTACGAAGCTATTAGACAAGATAAAAGCGGACATCATAGCAAATACATTAAGTGGAAATTATTTAACGCTTACAACCGTTTATTTAAAGCCGATGCTTATTCATTTAGCAATGAAATATTATTTGCCGTTCGCAGCTTACACGATTTCAAACAAAGGTGTTTACAAACACAATTCTGAAAATTCAACAAGCGTAGAAAAAAACGA